CCATGCTGAACAGTTCCGAGCCGTTTTCCTTCGAGCTGACTCGTGGCGGCAATGACAAGCTGTGGTTTTCCGTGGTGTCGATCCGGCGCGTGTTCTGGCTGGACGAAAACAAGGTGATCGTTAACGGCGGGATTCCCGAAGTGGCTGAAGACGGCACGCTGACCTGGGCCTCAGGTGAACCACCGATCGGTGTCATGTACAGCATGACTGGGCGCCGCCTTCCCGAGTACTTCTGCTACCAGGATTTCCCCCAGGACCGCGCCCACCATTCTGGCGCACGCCTCCCGCGCAAAGTGGTGCTGCGTAAGTTTGACCTGTTGGGGCGAGTAGAGAATGGGGCCTAGCCCCCGAGATCCAGCTTCACCGCTTCACGGAACACTTCATCAGCCAACGGCGTCATGCGCTCGGCGACTTGCTTGGCCAGGAAGAGGCCAGGCTTCGCCGGAATGATCCAGCCGTTCGAGCCTTCCATCATCACCCTAAATGTCATGTACGAGCTTCGGCTTTCAACGCCTGAACTCGACTCCATGCGCACCATCCCGGCGTATTTGTTCTGTACGTCTTTACCATACTTGGCCAGATCGCCGGACTTGAGTGCGCCTGCCCATCGGTAATCGCGCGACGGCACCACCGAGCGACCTTTGGTGTTCGGATCGGAGGCGAATTGTGGTTGCTTGCGGGCGATCACCATGCCGGCCCCAGGGATCAGGTGCACGGTTTGCCCGGCCAGGCGTTCGCCCTTTCCGACAATCAGGGACTTGGCCAGGTCGCGCGCCTGCTGGTAAACGCCGAAGGGCATTGAGCTCTTCCCGTTGCCTGGCGTGTTGTGGCGAAACGGGATGATCAGAAAGCGTTTACCGCTGGCGGTTCGGCGCACCTTTAGGCTGGTGTCGAGCATCGTCTTCAGGTCACGCTCGGCACGTCCTGTTTCGATCGCTTCGGCGTTCTTATAGGTGGCGACCACTTCCGCCGAGAACGCGCCTTTGTAGTCCCAGGTGATCGACCTGGCGTAGTCCTGGCGTTCCTTTGACCAGAGTGGGGCATTCATCACTGCGGCCGTCCAGTCCCGGTGGGCAGCTGCTGCCACCGCTCCAACCGCTTCATGCAGGCGCGGGAAGATCTCCTTGCTGAGGTTCGGTGCAAGGTTCATCAGTTCGGACAAATCGACGTTAATGCTGAAGTAGGCCATGTGGCTATGTTCACATCACGATCAGGTCGTGACCGCATCATCCTGCCCATGATCTCATTTGCGCAATCCCTCGCCATTGGCAATGCTGTCCGCATTGTCCTATCGCCACCAGCTGGTGCAACTCGCTGGCGCCTGCTGCGTAAAGCGACCGACAGTTTTACCGGCCAGGATGATCCTGCGGCACTGGTGGTGCTGGACAGCAAGCAGACCATCAGCGCGGTGGATCGCACATCGCTGACCAATACCAGCACCTACTTCTATCGGTTTTACTCCCTGACAGGCGCGACCTGGACTGCATCGGCGACCGTGCCGGTGACGGTGACTTCTGATTATCAGGAAGTGACGGATGACGTTCTGACCGTGGTGCTTGACCGCCTGAATCAAGGCCTATTTGTCGAGCTCCAGCGCGGCAAACTCAAGCACCCGAACAACCGCATTCCAGTGCTCCCAGCGTTCCCATTTCAGAAAGAAATTGCATGGCCTGTCGTGACAGTACATTTGTCGTCGGATGGTTCTGACGGGCGCGGTATAGGCGAAACGCTGGCGCCAGATGAGTTTGATGGTGATGACTGGGAAGTCGGTGAAGGCTGGTTGTCCCGTGTACGCCTGGACATTATCGGCTGGTCGCAGAACGCGATCGAACGGGCATCACTGCGGCAAGCCATTCGCCGTGTGCTTATCGCCAACCTTCCGGTATTCGACAGCGTTGGGATGATTCAGATCGACCTGAGCCAGTCTGACACCGAAGAGCCGCACGGCGAAAAGAACACCGTTATTTACAAAAGCGTTGGCAGTTTCTCCTGTGTGGCACCGGTTCAGATCGTCAGCAAACAGGATGAAATCATCGACGTTGAATTAACTGTAAACGTGCCGTAGAGCGGCAAAATCCACCAAAAGGTGATCGCATGAGCAAGAAAGAAGATACAGCCGCTCCGGCCCAGCCCGACGAGAGCGGTTTTCCGCTGACCCTCGACGAGTTTTGCACGCAGCTGTCGAGCAAAGACAAACGTGTCGCCCTGATCGGTGGGTTCCATCACACCGAAAAGGCCAATGGCACCATCAAGGACACCGTAGCCGCATTCTCCGCGCGCTACGAGGCCTTCATCAAAAAACCTGCGTGAGGGTCTAACAAATGCCTGTTTTCTTTAATGGCCGGTTGTGGGTTTCGCCGGCGACCATGAGCGTGGTGGATGATTCCGCTATGTTCAACCGCGGCCTGTCGGTCGCCAACGTTCAGGCGATCGTCGGCCGATCGGTGGCGGGCAAGCCCAATACTGCATTGCGCTTCGGCAGTCCTTCTGAAGCCCGTAATATCCTGCAGGGTGGTGAGGGCCTGACCGCCATCGAAAAGGCGTTCGATCCGTCGTCGCAAACCGGCGCCGCATCGACCATCATTTTCGTGCGTGTCAACCCGGCCACTCAGGCAACGCTGGTGCTGAGCGACTTGACGCCGACGCCGGTTGTCAACCTCAAATCGACCGATTACGGTCTGGTGGCCAACCAGGTCAAGTTCAAGATCGAGGCAGCCACCAATCGTGGCTTGAAGGTCACAACCCAGCGCGGTAACGACTACTACTCTCAGGATGACGTCCACCGTGACGCGCTCCAGGTGCAGTATGTCGGCGGCGCAGCAAGTGGCGTGATGTCCATCACCGGCACGTCGGTGGTGTTGCAGGCCCCAACCGGGACCACCGTGGCTACCATCGATCTGGCAACTTACAAATCGGTGCAGGAGCTGGTCGATCGTATCAACGCAGTGAGCGGCTTCAGTGCAACCGTGCTCGATGGCAATGCCAACAAGCCGGCGCTCAATGGTCTGGATTACATCAGTGTCCAGAACATCAAAACGGCGGCCTACACCGTACAGGCTGACCTCCAGGCCTTCGTTGATTACATCAACGGCAGTGCTGAAGGGTTCGTCGATGCCGAGCGTGTAGCGGGTGTTGGCAAGCCTCCGGCGAACATCAACTGGACCTACCTGTCTGGTGGTTCGGATGGTGTGGTGACTAACCAGGAATGGTCGGATGCCTTCGACGAAGTGCTCCAGGCTGAGGATGTCCAGTGGGTAACTCCTCTGAGTGCCGATCCGTCGATTCACGCCATGACCGACTCCCACTGCGCCTACATGTCGAACATTGCTCGCATGGAGCGTCGTTCGATCTGTGGCATGGCCCTGGGCACCACCGATGATCAAGCGATTGCCGCGGCCAAAGCGCTGAACAGCGATCGTACCTCGCTGGTTCACCTGGGTTTCCACGACTATGACGCCGATGGCGCCTTGACGTTGTTCCCTCCGTACATCCTGGCGGCCCAAATCGGTGGCGCGTTCTGCGGCACCAACCCGGGTACCGCGATGACCAACAAAGCGCTGAAGGTTCGCGGCCTGGAACGCAAGCTGCGCAACCCAACCGACACTGATCGCCTGATTACTGGCGGCGTGCTCTGCGTCGAGGACGTGGCGACCGGCTTCAAGGTTGTACAGTCGATCAGCACCTGGTTGATCAACGACAACTACAACCGCGTCGAGCAATCGGTCGGTGTGGCGCTGGACTTCACTGCTCGCAACGTGCGTAACGCGCTGGACGTGTTGCGTGGTGAAAAGGCCAACCCGATCACCATGGCTCGCGCCCTGACGATCGTCGAAAGCACGCTGCGCCAACTGGCCATGTCGGAACCTCAGGGTCCTGGCGTGCTGGCAGGTGATGCCGAGAACCCAGCTTACAAAAACATCACGGTGTCCATCGAGGGCGACGTTCTGCGCGTTGAGTTCCAGTGCAGCCCAGTCATTCCGGTGAACTACATTCCTGTCACCATCTTCGCGGTGCCGTTCAGCGGCAGCGCAACCGCGTAAGGGGCGTAGAAAATGTCCAGAGAGAACCTTCAAACGCGCACCGGCAACCGGATTGTCGTGCTGTTCGACGGCAAACAGGTTGGCCTGGTGCAAAGCGTCGGCATGAGCGACGATTACGCGCCTGAGCCGGCCAGCGGTATCGGTGACATTCACGTCGCCGAATACGTGCCGACCATGGCGCGACACTCGCTTAACGTGTCGGCCATGGTGTTGAACCGTGGGTCGCTGCGTGATGCCGGTATCGGTGCCGAGAACGGTGACGATATGCTGCGCGGCCTGGTGTTCGACATCGTGGCGCTGTCCAAGGATGACGGCACTCAGTTGCGCAAGTACATCAGCTGCTCCTACGCTTCCGGCTCGATGGAAGTGTCGAAGCATGCGATTGTCATGGCCAACGCCACGTTCAACGCGCTTGACGTTACTGGTTTCGGCGGTTAACCGTCGGCCACCTGATCTGAACGGCCCTACGGGGCCGTTTTTCCATGAGTGATAAAAAGGATTACTCCATGCGTATTGAAAGCAGCAGCGATTTCCCGGTAGTCGTCGAAGGTATCGGCACGTTCATGTTCGGCTATCGCAAGCTGGCCGATGAATTGCGGATCCAGGTCGAATACGCACGTATCACCGAGGGTGTCCAGGCCACTGTATGGCTATTCAACCTGGCAACCTATCTTTCAGCCCTGCGGGTGCTGATGGTTAAGGCGCCGAAGGGTTGGGACATTGAAGAGCTCGACCCGCTGGATGAGGAGACTTTCGTCCAGATCGAACGGGTATTTAACCAGCTCCGCGCTAAGGAGGATGAGTTTCGCCCGCACCTCCGAAAAGCAAGCAAAGCGCCAAGCAAAACTGATGTACCAGACGATGGGGTTTTGGTTCCGTCGGAAGTACAATCTGCCGCCGAATGATCCACGCTACCTTGAGCTGACACCTGATCAGATCATGGCTGAATATTGGGCGCATCAGTATGCAGAGAAAGGCATCCAGGATGAGGTCGAGGATGAAGACTTCGACATGGCGGCCGAGGTTGAACGCATCAATGCAGAAGCCGAAGCTGCGGCGGCACAAATTCCGCCAGAAGAATGGGAGCTTATAGACCTTGAGCAATGACATTCGCATTGGCGTAAACGCCGACACCAGCAACACCACGTCTGGACTCTCGAGCGTCGAAACCGGTGCGAAAAAGGTCGTCGACAGGGTCAAGCAGATCGAGGAAGCGTCCAACAAGGCCGGCGCAAGTCTCAAGCGTCTTGAGGCGATCGCCAAAATCTTGACCAAGGAAATGGGCAAGGCGATCAACCCCAAGCAGGCTGAAGAGTTTCTGCGCAACTTCGACAGGATTCGAAACAATAAAAGCATTAGTGGCGGTTCGAAAATCCGTCAGTTTGGCAGTTTCGAAGACTGGCACGCGCAGAACCATACCCTGTTCTTGAATCAGCGCGACGCTGAGAACTACAAGCGTCGCGTGTTCAATTTCGCCGGCCAGAATCTGCCATTTGGGCCAGGACCGACACCGTTCGGTCCTGGTGGTGTTCCTCCGCGTGCGTCAGGCTTCCCAGCAGCAAACTCTGCTGGTTACGGAAATCGCCAATCAAACCTTGGTGCTGCAGCCTCCTCCGGGATGAATGGGTTGAAGATGGCTGCGGGTGCTGGTCTGGCCCTGGCCGGTATCACCAGCGTGATGGCGATGGCGGGTCGTGCGGTTGACTTGGCGCGTCAGGAGTCCACCAGCACTGACCAGCTGTTACGCAGTGTCGGTGACTTGGATAAGACCTTCGATGATCTTCGTGCGCGTGTCCGTTCTTCGGGCGATGGCCTCGGTGTGCTCTATACCGAGTCGGCGGC